CTAGCTTCTCGATACGTTTCGAGACCTCGTGAAGAAACAAGGACTGGTTATTTTCCGCCGCTACCCGAAGATAGTACCAGGAGCAGGTCCGCCAAACCTAGCTTAAAATCATCACGTGAACATGACGCTTTTAGACACCTTGTCACGCTGGATATGTTGTCGCATTGTTGACGACGAGGAGGTTGTCTCCCTCGTACGTGCAGTGCGCCGCAACCCTGACCAGCTGGCAGAAGATATGGTGCTTTACACCCATGACCCAGTAGTCCGACATGTGACAAAACAACCGAGTGAAGTGATCAAGGTTGATAACGTTGCTGAGGAGAAGAAAGATGAACAGCCAGTAAAAATTGTGACCACACGGGTCCAATTCCCTAGAGCCGGGGACGCTGAGCCAGTAGTGCCACCACCTAGTGTGGACATCACACCAATCATGTTTGGAGACATCCAGTGTGACTTGGTTGTTGGTGGAAAATATTATCGTCAGCCGATCACAATCGGCACCATCGAATGTGCTCAGGTGGTGAATGACGTTACTGAACAGGCTATGGTGGCGCGGGTTGAGGCGCCGCCACAGCAGGAACAGGACGTGCAAGAAAACTTGCCTGTGGTTGAGGGGCCTTCCAGTGTCTACCGCGTCTGCCAAGATGTGGTCGAGGTGGCCCGCCATAGGAGGTTACCGCACAACAATCGTGACTATGTTGGTTCCGTGGTGAGCGAGATCAAGAACCGACTAGGATGCCCTGCTGCTAATGCGGCCAATTTATTGGTTGTGCGCCGCATGGGTAACAACATCATGATGAAGCACGGTGTACGTCCCTCACACATCCGCAATGCCATTGAGTTGGTTGTCGCTGGTGTGTTTGTTCCGGATGAGAATGACTTGCTAGGCGCTAAGGTCCTGGCGTCAGTCAGCGTTAGCTCACTTCGAGCTGAGGTTGCCGATGCTGGACCCAAGAACGCATGGAAGGAGTTGTTCGCAAAGGTCTTCAACCCGTTTGCTCGCCGCGGCGCTAGTCGCGTGCGGGCCGGCGTGTGAG